ATGGGGATGGGTAATGGGAATAGGAATTCCAATTTATATTCTTGGAGCAATTGTAGCAATATATAAGAGTAAAGATACTAAAACAGATTGGTTATGGGCTGGTGCACAAAGTTGGTATTTTGTTCTTAGACATTAATTTTATTTATATATAATAACCTTTTTTTTTAATAAAAATGGAAGAAGATATAAGTAAATTATCTGAATCATTTTTAAAAGAAGTTGAATTTGAATTATTGTATCCCGGAAGATGGCCTTTTAAAATTATGATAATAATAATTTTAGCAATTGTTATTGGAATAATTTTAACATATATTGGATTTTCTATGCTAATTATTGGTCCAATTTATATAATAGGAGCGATAGTAGCTATGATTAAAAGTAAAAATACAAAAACTCATTGGTTGCAGGCTAGTTTACAAAGTTGGTATTATGTTTACAAACATAGAAAATAATTTTTATTTATCATATATATATATATATATATATAAATGATGGAGAAATCAAAAGGTAAATCAAAAATTAAAAGAACATTAACTTATTTTAAATATATAATATCATATACTATGATAATATTGTCGATAATATATATGATATTTGTTACTTTGTTTTTTAGTACGATAGATCCATTTAGCGCGATATCTAATTCAATTATTACAATTATTATATCTTTATATCTTATAGGAGGAATATTTGCAAGTGGTATGAGTATATATCAAAAAACTGATGAAAAAAAAGCAACATTTCAAAGTTGGTATTATGTATTTAAACATATGTGATAATATTTTTAATATATAAACAATAATGTTAAGTAAAAGAAAAAAAGCGGGAGCAGCTGGCAACGTAGCTCAAAAAGCATTAAAAAGTTGGATATATGTATTTAAAAAATAAATATTATTATATTATGTTTTCTTAAGTTCTTCTACTTTTTCAATTATTTCTTTAAATATTATAAGATCATCATTAGTAATTTTTTTTGCATCAATTATACTACAATCGTCACAATCTTCCATCATTTCAATTATTTTTGGGAGTTCTCTATTTAACATTCTAAATATTTGAATATGTTGATTTCGATTTAAATCTTCCAATTTATTTTGAATATCTTTAATTACATAAAATGACATTTTATTATATAAAAAAAATAATAGAATATTTAATCTAAAAATTTCATACATTTTGATAATTGAAATTTATGATATATTTTTTTATTATAAGGAATTTCACTCAATTCATTGGCAAAATTATAACAAAATCTTCTTGTATTATGAATGAATGTATTATATTTAAATATTTTTTCAACAAATACATCTGGTAACTCAACATTTATTAATTTACTAAAAAATCTTATATAGCCTTGTTTTGCTTGTGATTTCATTATTTTAATTGCATGAATAGCATCTTGAACTAATGAATTAAGTCCTTTAAATTTTTCACCAATAATAAAAACTTCTTGACTAGCAATTCTTGATGATTTTGGTTTATAAAGTTTGATATTTTCAAAATATGATGAAAACCAATATAATAGCTTTACAGTTATATCAGTATATCTATTATATAATTTTATAATACAATATCCATCAATTTTACATAATAATAACGAAGATACTATTTCTGCTAACAATAATTGAATATGTAATATTTCTTTACATTTATTATATTTATCATGATCAAATGCACCATCACATGATACAATTTCAAATTTGGTTTTAATTTTTTCAATATATAATATATTTTCAATATTTGTAATATCACCATCTTTTGTTTTTAAATAATCAATTGTTATTTGTTTATTATTGATAATTAATTTATCATAAACAATTAAGTCAGTTTTTAATGAAGTTGTAAGTACATTTACATTTTTTCCAAAATATTGAGTATATGCTTGTGCAAACCCACCGGGAGCATCAGCTATTGCAGCAACATTGATAATTGTATCTGATTTTGGATATTTTAGAATATGTAATATTTCAATTAATTTAAAATATGCACGAGAAACTGGGTTTTTAATATTTAAATTATATAAATTATTTAAATATGGATAAACTTTTTCACTAATTTTATATTTTTTATCAATTATACTTGTTGTTTTGATTAATTCGTATGGATTAATTATTCGTCTAAGTTCATTGTTCCAATTTTTGTGATTTGAAATATATAATTCTAATTCATCAAATTTGGTTTTAAAATATCCATATTTTGAAGAATTTTCTTCGCCGATAGTATTTATTTCAATATTAAATTTTGGTTTAGATTTATTGTCATATTGTAAATTTATCATTCGTTTATGTTTTGGTATATCATATAATACAAATGGTAGTCCATAAACAAAAATATTATTCAATCCTTTGGATAGATTTCCTTTTATATCTAATGATCTGACATTATTGAAATTTGAAATTAAATCATTATCAATTTTTGATATATCTATTTTAAATTTAATCAAATCATCATATTGACCATAATTAAATTCTCCATCTCCATTTACATTTTTAACATTACAAAAAATATAATTATCATTTAGTTCCATACATATTGCGGATATTATACATGTAAATACATATCCACCACCAACTCTTCTCATATTTCTTCTTCCTGGAGTTCTTGAAACTAATTTATCAATTTTTAATATAAAACCATAACTTGTTATTTTATTTTCAAGTTTTTTCAATGATTTTAACAATATGTCATCTAATTTTTTTTCATTTTCATTAAATTCATATGTATTTATTTCAATATTAAAATTTAATAATTTATAATCATAATATTCTAATACTTTTTGATTGGTTGAGAATAATATTGGATATGGATCAAATGACATGTTATAAATAATAATATATAAATCAATTTTATTTATATATTTTTAATTAAAATTGATTAATTATGTATATTATATAATACTATGGAATTTAAATTGCCAGTTAATGATAATTTAGAATTATCCAATATGCAAGATAAATTTGAAGATGATGATAATGAAGTATTAGTTGATGAAGAAATAAATAAAACTCAAAAAGAAATAGACTTGAGTAATATTAAAAAAGAAGAACTACGTTTATTAAAAAAATTAATGTTATTATGTAGAGTAAACATGAATTCTGATTCAGTATTGTTGCCATTTGATATTGAATTTATTATAAATGATATTAAAACAAAAAATAAAGATGATGTTGTAATAATTGAAAAAAATATACCAGAAATCATATCAATTGTTGATAATTTTTGTACAAAAAAATTACAAAATATATATGGAGACAATTTGCCCAGTTTACAAAAATCATTAATTTATAATAGATTATTAATGTGCGAAGTTAAAATAAGAGAAAAATTAGCATCTAAAATATTATTGAATAATAATTTTTCAATAAATCAACTAAAATTAATATTAAAAGAAATTTATCAAACTATTCAAAAAAACATAATAAATGCAGGTGAGCCAGTTGGAATTGAAGCTGCAACAAGTTCTAGTGAACCGACAACTCAATTAACATTAAATACATTTCATTTAAGTGGTGTTGAAGGAAACGCTAATGTAAATGTTGGAATGAAAAGATTAACTGAATTATATCATGTTAGTGCAAATGCAGTAAATGTTTTTAATACTATTGTATTATTAGATCCGGAAAATGAAAATGAAGCAGAAAGAATAAGTAAAAAATTTAATTTAAATATATTTAATGATTTTGTTGATGAATATCAGATAGTTCAAGATGTTTCTCCATTTACTAAAACACAAATTAAAGAAGATACAAAAATAATGAAACATTATTTAAAATATAATAATATTAAACCAACTGCAAATAATATTCTTTCAAAATTATCAATAAGAATTAAATTTAATACTCAAATTATCTTTGAAAGAAGATTTGATCCAAGTTTAATAGAAGAAAAACTTATAAAAGCTTTTCCATTTTTATATATTGTATCAGATGGCTTAAAAAATATGAGATTATTCATTGACGAATATCAATATTCAAAAACATTACCACCTAAGAAAAATAATTTAAATTTATTGTTATCTTATTTGAAAAATGATTTTATAAATCAAAAATTAAAACCATTTATATTAAGTGGATTTGATAAAATTAATGGAGTTGATATTTCAAAAAGAACTATAACAAAAAGAAAAGATAATGGAAAAATATATAGAATAAAAGAATATATTTTATATACTAATGGTAAAAACTTTAAAAAATTACTATTATTGGATTATATTGACACCCGCCGAACAATATCCAATGATATTTGGGAAGTTTATTATTTATTGGGAATTGAAGCAGCATTACAAGTTTTTATGCAAGAATTAATAAATGTATATAAATTTAATGATGCAAAAATCTCACCATATCACATTCATACAGTTGCATCAAGATTATTTATGTCTGGAATACCTGTTGATACAAAAACTACAGGAATGAGTAAAAATAATTTAGGAATTTTAAATCAAGCTTCATATGAAAGAGGAGGCAAAGTTTTAGTAGATGCTGCTAAATATGCAAAGGTTGATAATATTAATGATATAACATCTTGTGAATTATATAATAATTTAATTCCTGTTGGTAGCGGATCCTTTGATTTATATGGAATAGAGAAGTAACTTTTTAAAAAAAAGTTACGGCAAAAAGTAACATTTTAGAAAGAAACTTTTTAGGAAAAAGTTTCAGCAAAAAATGATATTTTATTATTTTTTATTTATATATTATTTTTTGTTGAAACTTTTTAGAAAAAAACTTTTTAAAAAAAATTTCAACAAATAATGTTCCAAAAAAGCATCCCATATTTTAAAATTGTAAGAGGCCGAACAGCCTTATTTGTGAGGATGTCTTACTATATAAATTGATTATTTTTTTTAAATATATAAAATAATGGAATCAAAACTTGAATATTTTCTTAAATTTGTAAATAAAAATAAAAGATTACCAAAATTTTCTGTTGATAAATTTCCTGATAATACTAATATGTATATATTTTGGAATAATCATAAAGGTAAAATGAATGAATATCCTTATTCAATATTATTAAAGAATAATTTTTTACATAATAAATTTAAAGAATATAATAAAGTAAGAGAAGATAGAGAAAACAAAATAACCGAATTATTCAATTTTGTTGAAAAATATGATAAAATTCCAAATACATATATTTACAAATTTCATGACGGACAATCAATGTTAAAATTTTTAACAAATAATAAAAATATCTTAAATAGAAAACCATTTTCAAGATTATTGAAAAATTTTAAATTAAAACAATTTTTCATAAAAGCAGTTACAACAAAATTAGCACAATCATCAAAAATAAATGAATTATGTAGATTTATTCAAATAAGAGATATGATGCCGGTACCATTTAAACATAGATTCTCAGATTATTCATTTATGTATAGTTTTTGGATAGATTCTAAATACAAATTAAGAAAACGACAATTTAAGAAATTATTAGATTTACCATTGATACAAGAGTATTATTTTAGTTAATAAAATTGATTTTATTTTTATTGTATAATATGATTGATATAGATGATATAAGAAATCTTAAACAAAAATATCGTAAAATTATTAAAAATGATAACAATTTATCATCTGCTCCAAAAATATTTGAAACATTATATGCTCTTGAATTAGATATGATGTTATGGGAAGATATACCTGATTCATTTATTGAAAAACATGAACTTCCTCATAAACGAGATTTTGGAATTGATTTAATAAGCTGGGACTTTAAATCATGTGCACAGGTAAAGAAAACTGAAAAATCTAGAATAACATGGAGCAAAGTAGCTAATTTTGTTACTTATTGTGATATTCTCAATATAGAAAATATGATATTAGCTACAATAACTAATCCAAAAATAGATAAATTAGTTAAGGAAAAGTTAATTAAAACAAATAAAATTAAATTAATTGAAAACAATTATACAAATTTATTGAATAAATATACAAATAATAAAATATATAATATTTCAAATTATGATTCAAATGAAGAACAGTTTATCAACAGTAACTTTTTAGAAAAAAGTTACAACAAAAAGAATGTAGTTGTTGCAGCAAAAAAGAATGTAGTTGTTGCAGCAAAAAAGAATGTAGTTGTTGCAGCAAAAAAGAATGTAATTGTTAAATATCCAAAAATTAAAAAAGTAATAAAAAGTAACTTTTTAGAAAAAAATGATAAAGAAATAATTTCACCATTGCCAATTATTACAGAAAAAGAGATTAATCATGATAATATTATTGATTTTTCCAATATTAATTATGATTTACCTATGAATAATATTTCAATTGTTGAAGAAAAACCCAAATATAATGATTTGATTACTTTTCCGGAAATTAATTATAGTATTGATGATATATATAATTCTGCAAATATAGATAATTTTGATAATGAAATGCTTAATCAAAAAGAAAAAAGTAAACCAAATTATAAAATTATAACATTATTGCTTAATATATTTGTTCCAATGTTATCATTAGGTTTTGTTACTGGAAGTGGTGTTATTGTTATGGGAAAAGTAACAAAAAATAAAAAAATGGAGAATATTGGATGGTTATTATTTATAATAAATTTAGTTGTATATATTTGTACAATACTTATAACATTTACAGCAATAGGATTCGCATTAATTATTATTCCATTAATTATTTACTTTGCGTGTATAACGCATTCTATAATATTATTAATTGTATAATTTGATTATTATTTTTTACTATAAAATATATGATAAATAAATCGTTAACAGTTAAAAAAGAATATTTATGTAAATTAAATGATGATAAAATAAAGTTATTAAAAATAAATACACATTGTATAATGTTTTTTGTAATTTATCAAATATAAGTAAAAAGTTTAAAAACAAACAACATTTGAAACTTTATCAAAAATAAAAACAAATTTAATATACAATTCTATTCTTGGTTTTTGTAACACCCATTTTATATTGATTCATTTCCTTTATAATTAACTGCTAACTGCTAATCGATAAAATTTTTCTTTTTTTCTTCTCCTCATCAGAATTAAGTCTAAATCTTCAATTCCATGACCCCATATTCCCCATTTTCCTGTAGTGGTTACTCTATTCAACATACCCTTAATAAAACCACTACTTTGCTTTTTGGGTTTTGTCTGTTCTTCCTCATCATAGATTGATTGATATTTTTTTGATATAATATTAAATAATTTTCTTCTTGTAAATCCATTTTTACTTTTAAATTTTATTATTTGTGGATTATTAAATGGATAATCAAATAATATTTTAATTGTTGTGTTTTTGATCATAAGTTCAGATGAATTTTTTAATTTTATTGTATTAATAGTTTTTTCAAGTGGAGGACCATACATATAGTCTGGATAATTCGTTTGAAAAAATATTTCATTTTTACTTTCTTCTTTCCATCTTTGTCTTTCATTTTTATCTCTAACAATTCTCCATAGTTTTTTATTTTTACCTTTTTTTATTGCTAAATTATCTTCAGCATGAGCACAATAACCCAAACCTTTTGGTGATGGTTCATCTCCTTTATAATTTCTTGTTTTATCGTTTTTACAGACAGGCATTTATATATAATAATTAAAAATATAATTAACTTAATCAATTATTATTATTATTTTTTATTATAAAATATACAATGGATAAATCTTTAACAGTTGAAAAAGAATATTTATGTAAATTAAATAATGATAAAATAAAGTTATTAAAAACAAATCCACATTGTATAATGTTTTTTTGTAATTTATCAAATATAAATGAAAATTTTAATAAGCATAAATATAAACATAATGGATTTTATTATAAAAGAAATTTTAAAAAAAGTGATATTAATAAAACATTTGATAATATTGATGAAAAGTTTAAAAAACAAACAACATTTGAAACTTTATCAAAAATAAAAACAAATTTAGTATATAAACCTCGAGGACAATTTCCTACAACAACTCTACATTTAGGACAATTAAAGTTATTTTTATCAACTTTTCAATTTTTATTAAAATATGCACCAAATCGTAAAAATGTACATATAATTTATCCAGGTTCAGCTGGAGGTTATAATATTCATATTTTGACATCACTATTTCCAAATTGTTTATGGTATTTATATGATCCTAATCCATTTTATAAAAAATTATATAATAATCCAAATGTAGTAGAAATACATAATACTTTATTTACAGATAATCATTGTAAAAAAATTAAACAAAAATTGAAAAATAAATTTGTTTTATTTATTTCTGACATTCGCGTTAATTGTGATGAAAAATCTATTGCACGTGATAATGAATTACAAAAAAAGTGGGTCGAAACTATTAAACCAAATTATGCTCAATTAAAATTTAGATTACCTAGATTAACTAAAAAATATTCTTATTTAAAAGGTAAGATTTATCTTCAAATGTATGCATGTGGTGCCAGTACAGAAACAAGACTTGTAGTTAATGGGAAAAAATGTGAAATAAAAAATTATAATTTTGAAAAATATGATAATAAAATGTATTATTTTAATAGATATTTACGTTGTTCTTATTATAGTACAAAAATAAATAATAAATGTATGGATCATTGTCATGATTGTGTTGCTATGTACTCTTTATTCAAAGAATATAAAAATAAATGTAAAAAAACTGAATTAATCCAATATAATTATAAATTTAATAATAATTTTTCAAAATTATCTTTAAAAAATATGATAAATCATATATTAAAATCTATACCAAATGTTAAAAATCGTTTTTGTTCTTATCAAAGTAATTTATTAAAAAGTTTAAAATATTAAAAATAATATATTATTTTAGTATATAAAAAAATGAATATTGATAATATACTAGTTGTAGAAGTATTAGAAGTTAATCATAAACCAGATTTACTCAATGATAAATGTACTCTTTTTGCAATATTGTTTTCATCTATGTTTTTAAATCTAATTGTTCCTGGATCGGGAACATTATTATGTTCATTGATGACAGAAGGCGAAAAATATACCAGAGTATATTCAATAGCATATACTCATTTTATTTTATTTATAGTTTCATTAATTACTTTTATTTTTGGAATTGGAATAATACTTTATCCAGGATTATTAGTATGGGCATTTTTTTATCCATTATATATTTATTGGTGTTTATCTTAGAAACTTAGAAACTTTTTAGAAAAAAGTTTCGGCAAAAAGAAAATATTTATATTTCTAAAAACTTTTTTTAAAAAGTTTTTTGTATATATATAATAAGATGACGTATGATAAAGATTTACTATATTATATTAAAAAAGGAGATATTAAAAAAATAATAAAATTATTGAAAGATTATGGTATTAATAACGTAGATCATAATGCCAAAATATTAACACAGGCTATAATTGATCAACAAACTGATATTGTTAAATTATTATTGAATAATAAACATTTTAATCCAAATAAATATAATAAAAAATTAAATAGTTCACCATTAGTTATGGCTATAAAATATGGGAATCCTAAAATAGTTTATTTATTGATGAATCATAAACAAATTATTATAACTGATAATAAACATGAAACTAATAATGTTATAATGTTGGCATTAGTATATGGATATTTTTATATAGTTGATAAAGCTTTGAAAGAAAAAAAAGTAACTGTTGCTAAATTATGGAAAGATTTACAATTTGGAGAAAATGAAAAACATATGCTTAAAATATATAAATATTTAGTATCATGTAAAAAAAGTGATCCAAATGTTAATAAAAATGTATTAGATTCTATGATTGAAAGTAATGCTATTAAAACTATAAAATATATATTAAATAATTATAAATTATCAAAGAAAACTAAAAATACTGCTTTAAAAGTAGCCAATAAATATAACCGAAAAAAAATTATAAAATTAATTGAACAAAATTGAAATTAATTATAAATTAAAAAATAATTATTTTTTTCAATAATATATAATGTTAAAATGGGATATTTTAAATGAAAACAAGCATGAAGGATATCCATACACAAATATTAACAAAATATTAAAAAAACATGATAAATTGATTATAAAGTTTTTAAATAATAATATTGAATTTAAATTTAAAAAATATAATGATGACGGATTGAAAAAATATGTAGAATTAACTAGTATTGGGTATGATGAAGAAACAGGTATATATAATTTAAAAATGAGATTTTATAGTAAAAATAAACGTATTTATATTGCCAGTATTTCAAGATCTGCTAATTTATCAGGTAAAACCTTTGTAAAATTAGCAGAAATGATTGCTAAGAAAATGGGAGCAACATATATTTATTTAAGTGATGGAACTAGTATAATGTGCGATAGTAATAATTATGAACAATTTAATAAGATTGATTTATCTTTATATTTATTATTTAAAAATAAAAGAACATATTATCAAAAATTAGGATTTAAATTAAATATTAATTCTAAAATTAACAATATGCCACAATTGCCAGATAAAACAGCTGAAAAAACATTGAAATATTTTTTAAAAAAAGTAAATAAATTAAAATTAGAAGTTATAAATAAAAATAATAAACAAGTTCTTAATGAAATTAGAACATCAATTATCAATAATTATAAAATTAAAATTAGATCAATTTCCTGGAAACAACAATTTAATAATATTGATGTTGAAAATAATTTTAGTTTATATAATGATTTTCTAATTTATTCAAATATATACAATTTTTTACCAAAAACAGGTAATTTTGTAGAAGAAATGTTAAAATTATACAATAAACATTGTAATATTTATAATTATATAATTAGCGTAATTAAAAACTATATCACATATAATGAAGATGAATTTGGATTTAGTTATGAATTTCCTGAATCAAAATATAATCTAGAAGAAGTGTATTCTTTATTAATGTTGATTACTTATAGAGATAATGTAAATTGGAATGGTTATTTCATCAAAAAAATATAATATTAAAATAATATTGAATCAATTTTAAAATAAAAAAAATTAATGATAAATGTTTATGTGTTATTAATATAAATAAAATTTTTAATTATATATATTATTTTTTGACGGGAAAAGTATTTTCTTATATGGTAATTCTTCTTTATTGATATGAGTCTAAACAAATTTACTTTTGGTAAACTACTTGGAGGTTTAATCCTTTTTTTTAAACAAATTTGCTTTTGGTAAACTACTTGGAGGTTTAAATCCTTTTCTCCATTTTGTTACTAAATGAACTGGATCATCTCCACCATGAGAAACAAATGGTTCTTTAGAATTATATGAATGTATAATACCGTATTGTTTTTTTCCATAAATTGATCCGTTAGCTTGAATAATGTCGCCATATATACCTACTTCTGATCCGGACCGTCTAGTATCAATATAATCCATAACGGCTATGTTATAATATCCTGTATATTCACTATTCCATCCTTGCTGCCATACTATATAATATTTTTTTCCTTTTTTCATCTGTTTTAGCATATGAGGATAAAATAATATTAAATTACCATAATGATGTTCTTTAGTTATATTATTTGAATCATTACTACAAATCAATTTCCACACTTTATTAGATGATAATTTTTTTACATATTTATCAAATATTTTATCAATTATTTTTATCAATTTTGATGATCTTTTTGATGATAAATTATAATAAATATGATAACATATTTTTTTATATTTAAATTCTAATCCATTAAATTCATTTGTTATATTTATTTTTCCAATATTTAATTCAATAATTTGACTATCAGCTGATGGGACATATTTACTACTCATTTTGATATATAAATTACCTTTTTCATCTAGGGTACATATTTGTTTTTTACCTTTTTTGGCAACAATTACACTATTACTTCTTATGATATGAAATTGATGTATTTTTGTCAAATCATAAATTTCGTAAAATTTTATCCATTTTTTTGTTCCATTTGAGGATTTTTTAATAATCCATATTTCTTTATTTTTACCCTTTTTTATAGTTCCAGTTTTTTCAGCATGTGCACAGTATCCTAATCCCTTTGGTGAAGGTTCAGTACCTTTATATTTTTTTGTTTTATCGTTTTTACAAATTAACATTATATAATTAATAAAAAAACTTATTAATGATAATTTTTATTTTTGTGTTCATTAACTAAATAAATTTAAGTATTCAAAAAGATGATTTACTAGTTGTAAACGAGATATTTAGAAAAATTAGTACTTTTATAATATCGTTTAATTTCTTTATCGTTCATTTATAATAATAAATGGATATTTAAAATATATTTTTTGATGTTTTTAATTCAATTTGTTCTTTTAATATAAGGTTTTTTAGTTTGGTTTATACATATACAAATGCATATCCATATATATAAACATATACAACATATTAATATTGTAACAATTAATACACTAATAGTTGTAATTGTAATTCCAACAATACCAAATCCAGAAAGTATACTCCAATAATCGTCACTTGTTAAACAATCATATTTATCATATTCATAAACACCATTATAAACTAAATTTGTATTTACAAGTATTATATAATGTATTTCTTTCAAATTTTCTTTTTTTGCAGAGCAAGTTAACATTTTTATACATGCATGTATAAATAAATCATTATTATCTAATATTTTATGATCAGGATTCTTTATAAATATATTATATGTAGTTTTATCTAATAAATAAAATGAAAATTCTGATCCATCTAAAGATGTTACTGAAAATTTTACACAATTAGTATCTACTTTGGATATAAAAAATTCATCAGATTTTATTCTAATAGAAGTTTTTTTAGATAATATAATTGATATTAATATAAATATTATTATTAATTGATAATATAATTTATTGATCATTTTTAAAAATGTTGTATAAATTAAAAAATAAAAAATATTTTGTAAGACTGCTGCGCAGCTAAAGCTGCTTGCCTTCTTAAGATCTTGAGTAGTTGGATTATTAATAAAAAATTGAAAAAAAATATTTTTGACGTAACTTTTTCATAAAAAGTTACTTTCTAAAAAGTTACTTTTTAATATCGTCTTGATAATCTTATACTATTTATCAGATTTATTAATGAATTATAATTTTTAATATCTTTAATTGTTTTTCTACGTTTTATAAAAGATACTATAAAAGATATTAGAAATGTTACTATAAACATAATAATTTGTGGAATTGTAATAGTAATTGTAAATGTCATTATTAATTATACTGTTTTGATAATTGTCATATAAAAATCAATTTATATTATTAATATTAATTTTTTTTCTACAGTTTGGACATGTTTTGTGATATTCATTCCAATTACTCAAACATTGAATGCAAAACATATGATTACATTTAGTAATAATTCCATCAATTTTTGGATTTTCTAAACAAATAGAACATATATCATTCCAAAATATTAAACATGTTTCACATATATGATTATTATTATAATTATTACATTTTTTACATTTATGATAATTATAATCATTGAAAAAATCATTAAGTTCAAAGATATCACTTAATAAATCAAAATCAATAAATTCTCTAAATTCCCATAAAAAATCATTTGTTATTTCTTCATCAATAGTTTGTAAATATATTGTTAAATCAAATGAATTTTTATTATTTATTAAAAAACTTGTAGTAATTTCTTTCAATGTTGGTTCAATTAAATCAGTATAATCGAATTCAATTGTCGTTATATAAGTTTTATCGAATATATATTTATTTCTTGATATATTATCATATTTATCAATATTTTCTATTTTTCCATTCAAATAATTATTCATTTCTTTAGAATATTTATTTAATTTACTTTTAAGTATTATTTCTTTATCAAAATTATATATTTTCAATAATTTATAATGATCATATTCATTTAAATATTTATTTTGAAATAATATATTTATTTTATTATATTTTTTAATCCATTTTACGATACAAGCATTATAATTATAATCATACAAAATATCATATAGATAAATAATATGTTTTTGATATCTTACTATACTTTCATATGTAAAATCTGAAAATTCATAATCATAATGTATTTTACTAGCAATATTTATATCAATTTGATATATCTTAAATATATTTGTTTTGAATAAATTATAGTTTAATCTTATAAATAATAATTGTTTTTCTGATAAATTTTTAATATTTGAATTATTATTTAATAATTCTTGTTGCCATTTTAATACCATTTTTAATATAATAAAAAAAATAATCAATTTATATAGTAAGACCGCTGCGCAGCTAAAGCTGCTTGCCTTCTTATGTTCTTGGTTAGAAACTTTTTAGAAAAAAGTTTCAGCAAAAAGTTATTTTTCAATGTTTTATTTTTGCTGAAACTTTTTTTTTAAAAAATTTCTTTCTAAAAAGTTACTTTTTTAACTCTTTTATCTTTTGATAATAATTTAATAATCTTTTCATGTCCAGCTTTATATGCCCATTTAATTGCACAATTATCTTCATCACTTGGATCAATTCTTTTATCTTTTAATAATAATTTAACAATTTTATAATGTCCCTTTCTAGATGCCCATCTAATTGAATAATTATAATAACTACCAGGATTTATTCTTGGAGTAGTTTTCTTTAAAAGATATTTTACAATTTTATAATGTCCTCTCCTCGATGATAATCTAATTGCATAATTATAAATATTGTTCGAAATATCTTTTATTATAATAGTTTTGATTACTCCATAAAGACCATATTCAGCTGCAGTTAAAAACATATATTCAATATTATTTATGGAAATTTTAAATATATTTTTTTTAAAAATTATTTTGATAAATTCATAATATTCAAGATGATCATAATTAATTGAAGATTTAAATAAATGTTTAATATTATTTATATAATTAACATAATGAAAATATTTATAAACATTATAATTTAAAATTTGAATTAAATAACATAAATCTTTATATAATATAAACATTTTTTATATAATAAAAACATAATCAATTTTAATAAAACCGGTCTACGTTGTAAGACCGCTATGCAACTAAAGCTACTTACCTTCTTACGATCTTGAGTAGAAACTTTTTATTAAATAAACTGTAAAATAAATTATTTGATATTTAAATATAATTTAATTATAATTTTATATAATAAATATCACATATAAACTAATCAAATTTCTAAAACTAAATATAAATATATTTTTACTTTTATAGATCAAAATACAGAAACAATTATTGAATTATTTGATCCAACAAAAATATTAAATTCGGGATGAAATATTTATTGTAACTGTTTAGAAAATGGTAAAAATAAAAGATTTTGGTTTGGAGATAAAGAAAATTCTTTTGATATTAAATCTAAATACATAATAATAAAATCAACTATAAAAACTAAAGATTATAAAATAAATTATATAAATAAATGTTAAATTAAGTGTTGAAAAATATGGAAAAGATTTTAGTATTTGTATACAAAAAAATGTTGAATGATATTAAATTACATTTAGAAAATAAAAAACTATAATTTATTATATTTATTTTTTTTCAATATATAAATCTGCATGTTAATTTTTAAAATTAATATATAGTTGATGACAATAACTAATATTTTTCGGAATGATACTACAACAGGAGTTTTAACAGTAGATTCTTTAAATTTAGTTGGTGGGATTGCTGTTGTAGGCTCAAATACAAATTATGGCGAAAATACAGGAGATTCTATAACAACTGGACTAAGAAATGTGTTCATTGGGCAATATGCAGGTCAAAATGCGACATCCAGTTTTGATAATGTACTAATCGGTCATAATTGCGGAAATGACATGACAACTGGTGATAGAAATACAGCAATTGGATCACAAGCACTTAGTCAATCAAATACATTTGATAATATAGCAATTGGATACAATTCATTATTATCTGCTGCAAATACGGCATCTGAATTAATTGCAATCGGTTCAAGTTCACTTTTATCTAATTCAACCGGAATAAAAAATATAGCAATTGGATTTGAATCTTTGAAATTAAATACAATAGGATCCAATAATATAGCCTTAGGATATAAATCGTTGGATGCAAATATATCTGGAGGATCAAATATTGCTATTGGTGCTGATGCTTTATCTGTTTCTACTACAACATCTAATAATATTGCAATTGGTGCACAAACTTTATTATCAAATACAACTGGTACCAACAGTATTGCAATTGGAACGGATGCATCGATAACATCTTCAAATATAAGTAATATTATTGCAATTGGATCCAATGCGTTGAAATTAAATGCAAGTGGAACTGGAAATTTAGCAATAGGCTTTAATTCCTTAACAACTAATGTTTCAGGAAATAATTGTACTGCAATTGGTACATCATCTTTAAGTACTAATACAGTTAGCGGAAATACCGCAATTGGATTTAATTCTTTAGCCGCAAATACAATAGGTACTGATAATTTAGCATTAGGTGCATCTACATTAGCAATAAATACAACTGGTAGCAATAATATCGCAATTGGAAGTAATGTTTTGTCTTCAAATTTAAGTGGATCAAATAATATTGCAATTGGATCAGAAGCACTAGAAGCAAACACAGGAAATACAAATATGGCAATTGGATATCAATCATTGAAAGCAAATACTTCTGGAATTGATAATGTTTCAATAGGTTATCAATCTTTACTAATAAATACTGATGGATCAGGAAATATTGGAATTGGAAGTAGTACACTTACTTCCAATATAAGCGGAGATAATAATACTGCAATTGGATTTGAATCATTGAATAATACAACTGGATCCGGTTCAACCGCAATTGGATATAGATCTATGAAATTTTGTACAAGTGGATCAGATAATGTTGCAATTGGTTTACGATCTTTAGAAAATGCAACAACTGGAGCGAGATGTATAGCAATTGGAGTAGATTCTTTAAATGTAAATAATGGTGATGATAATACAGCAATTGGTTATAATGCAATGAGATTAAATGTTGATGGTGCAGATAATACAGCTATTGGAAGAAAAGCTCTAGATTCCAATATTAGTGGAGATAACAATACTGCAATTGGATTTGAGGCATTATCTCAAGCTACTTCTTCCAATAATGTAGGAATTGGATATAAAGCGTTTACATTAGCTACAGGAACTATTGGAAATACCGGTGTTGGATCAGAAGTAGGTGGATTAACAACAACTGGAGAAATGAATACAATTTATGGTTTTAATTCTTTATTAAATAATGTAACTGGTGATAATAATGTTGCATTTGGATATGAATCATTATTAACAACAACAGTTAGTAATTTAACTGGAATAGGATTTAAATCTCTTCGAGCAAATACAAATGGTACAGATAATACCGCAATAGGTTATCAATCTGGTTTATTAATCACATCAGGAAATAGTAATGTAATGGTTGGAACAAATACTCTATCAACCAATTTAACAGGAGACAATAATACAGCTGTTGGATTTGAAGCTTTAAAAATGACAACAGCAGATAATAATACAGCAATTGGTGCCTATTCCTTAACAGCTGTATCAAGTGGTTTTCAAACGACTGCGGTTGGTTATCAAAGTGGTCTTTCTTTGACTACCGGATATGGAAATACAACAATGGGATTTAATTCTTTGAAAACTAATATTTCCGGAATGTGTAATACTGCATTTGGAGTTGAATCCTTGGAAGATTCAACAACAAGTGGAAATACTGCATTTGGATATAGAACTTTAAAACAATCTTCATCAGCTACTGGAAATACAGCAATTGGTTTCAATAGTGGAACAGCTTTAATAGCTGGAACAGATAATACGTCACTTGGTTATAATTCATTAATAACAACAAGTTATGGTAATGGAAATACTGCAATAGGTTATGAATCTTTAAAAATGACACAATTTGGAAGTAATACAGCAGTTGGTTATAGATCATTACCCGCTTTATCAGAAGGTGAATATAATACAGCAATTGGTCATGATAGTGGTTTATCTTCAACAGAGGCCAATAATAATACCTCAATTGGATGGGAATCATTGTTAACAAATACAACTGGTGATAATATTGTTGCAATTGGTTCTTGTGCATTACGTACTTCAACAAGTGATAATATTGTTGCAGTTGGATGTGATTCATTACGAGCATTAACAGATGGTACGTCAAATACTGCAGTTGGTTATCGAAGTGGTGTATTAACAACAACTGGTGATGGAAATACTATATTTGGTTTTAATTCTTTATCAACAAATGTTTCTGGTTCAGATAATACTGCATTTGGTAATGAGGCACTTTTAACTACAACAGTTAGTAATAGTACTGCAATTGGATATAGAGCATTAAAAGCATCAACAAATGGAACCGGTAATACGGCAATTGGATATAATAATCAAGTATTACAAACAACTGGAGCAGAAAATACAACATTGGGAAATAATTGTTTATCTACCAATTTAGCTGGTTCAGGAAATGTTGCTGTTGGATTCGAATCATTATTAACTACAACCGTCGGCGAAAGTACTGCAGTTGGATGGAAATCTTTAAGAGCTCTAACAGATGGAACATCTAATACCGCAATTGGATATAATAGTAGTGTTTTGGTAACAACTGGTGATAAAAATGTTTCAATAGGCCATAGTTCATTAAAAACTAATTTAACAGGAGACAATAATACTGCTATTGGATTTGAAGCTTTAAAATTAGCAACAGCAGACAATAATACTGCTGTTGGTTATCAATCATCAGTAGCAATGACATCAGGACATTCAAATACTACATTAGGTTATCAAAGTGGTATGTCATTAACAATAGGTGATTATAATGTTGCAATTGGTCATAGTGCACTAAAATTGTTAGTTAATCAGGGTGGTAGTGTTGCTGTAGGATATGAAGCAATGTCAGTTGCTATTACATATAATACAGCCATAGGATACCAAGCATTAAAAAGAGTTACTAATGCATACAATAATACAGCTTTAGGAAGGAGAAGTGGAACTAATTTAACTGAAGGTTCTAATAATATTGCTATTGGTTCTGATACATTATATACATGTATAGATGGTGCAGGTAATACTGGTGTAGGGTTCAATTCATTAAAAACTACAACTGTTGGAGAAAGTACTGCAATTGGTTATAAATCTTTAACAGCATTAACAACAGGTACAGGTAATACAGTTATCGGATATGAATGTGGACTCGCTACAACAGACGGTATTGAAAATGTAGCAATCGGTCATAGTTCTTTACTTACTAATATTTCTGGATTTGGAAATGTTGCTGTTGGATTTGAAACATTAAAAGCATCTACATCAAATAATAGTGTTGCTATTGGATATAAAGCACTAACAACATTAACAAGTGGTACTGATAATACAGCAGTTGGTTATCTTGCTGGTACATCTATCACAAATGGTGTTGCAAATGTATCATTAGGAAATAAAGCATTTTCTTCAAATTTTAGTGGAACAGGACACACTGCACTTGGATTTGAAGCATTGATGAATATTATTGACACAAATGGATCAACTGCTGTTGGTTATAGGGCATTAAAAGCTAATACCGGATTATTATCATTTGGAAAAAATACTGCTGTCGGATATAATTCAATTACAGCTGCAACTACAGGATCAAGAAATACAGCAGTTGGTTATACAGCATTAAGTAGTGGTAATGGTAATGATAATGTTGCTATAGGTTCATCTTCAATGGAGTTGGCGGGAAATGTTGTTCAATGTGTCGCAATTGGCGTTTCTTCATTGAAAAATGTAACTGGATCTGGTATAAATAATGTTTCTATAGGTTATAATGCTATGGCTACTAATGGTGCAGGACAAGGTAATGTTGCTATCGGATCAACAGCATATGATGCAAATATATCTGGAAATGGAACAGTTGCCATTGGATTTGAATCTATGACAGCCGCAACAATCGGCGAAACGACTGCTATTGGATATCAAGCATTAAAAGCGCTTACAACTGGAACATCTAATACCGCAATTGGATATCAAAGTGGAATAGCAGTAATAGATGGTGTAAGTAATACATTATGTGGATATACTTCTGGAACTGCAATAACAGATGGTAGTAATAATGTTTCATATGGTTATAGATCATTATTTTCAAATGTTAATGGGCATAGTAATGTAGCAATTGGAACAGAAGCATTAGAAAGTGTAACTATTAGTGATTCAACTGCTATTGGTCATCAAGCTCTTAAATCATTAACAAATGGCGGATCTAATACTGCAATTGGTTTTCAAAGTGGAACATCAATAACAACTGGTAATACAAATACATCATGTGGTTATAAATCTCTTACAACTAACATTTCAGGTGATGGTAATACTACTTTTGGATATAATAGCGGAACATTGGTTACTGCTTCTGGAAATACTGCAATTGGATCAAATGCTTTAGCAACAAATGCAAGTGGAGTAAATAATACAGCTGTTGGATTTGAAGCGTTAGAAAATACAACACTTAATTCTTCTACTGCAATTGGATATAGATCTCAACGAGAATTGACAACTGGTGTAAATAATACGGCTGTTGGGTATCAATCTTTAACTGCTAACTTAACTGGAGACAATAATACCGTAATGGGATATAATAGTGGGACTGTGGCTATAAGTAACAATAATACATTAATTGGATATACTTCTGGTGTTATTTCTGTTGCTGGAGGAAGTAATACTGCAGTTGGATCATTAACATTAACATCAAATATTTCTGGTGCATCAAATGTTGCCATTGGTGTAGCTGCATGTATGAAAATACAATCAGTAACAGGCAATGTAGGTATTGGTGATAGTGCAGCAAGATATTTAACCGGAAATGGTGTAGTTGCTATAGGATATCAGTCTCAACGTGGTGTAGATGGTGTTTCAACTGGTGGAAATAATACTTCTGTTGGATATCAAACATTAATAGCAATTACTACTGGTACAAATAATACGTTTATGGGATATGTATCTGGTTCTTCAATTACAACTGGTTCAAGTAATACTGCATTTGGTCACGATACTTTATCGAGTTGTACAACTGGTGCAGCTAATGTTGCAATAGGATATCAGGCTTTAAAAGTATATACTGGTTCAGATACAGTTGCAATTGGTTATCAAGCTGGTAAAGCACTAACAACTGGAGCAAGGAATACAGTTGTTGGTCATAATGCATTAATTACGTGCATAGATGTTGCAGACAATACTTGTGTTGGACATGAAGCAGGAAAATTAGTAACTGGCATATCAAATACATTAATTGGTAGTGGCGCAGGAAATGCTGTATCTAATGGTACTTATAATTCTGCTATTGGTCATAATGCTCTCGGAGCATTAACATCTGGTACAGCAAATATTGCAATTGGTGGTTCTACTTGTCTTGAAATGACAACAGCATCCAATAATGTTGGAATTGGTAATAGTGCACTTAGATTTACATTAGGATCAAATAATACTGCTGTTGGACGTTCTTCTCAAACTGGAACAACAGTTGTTTCAACTGGTGGAAATAATACATCTTTAGGTTATAATTCAATGAATGATGTTCAAACTGGATCAGATAATGTTGCAATTGGATTTGATGCTTTAGCATCATTAACATCTGGATCGAGTAATACTTCAACTGGGACTTCTTCATTGGCTACATTAACAACTGGATGGTATAATACTGCTATTGGCGATGGATCTTTAGAATATGTTATATCAGGTAGCAATAATACTGCAATTGGTCAAAATGCATTACATAATTGTACAGGATCATCAAATCTTGCTCTTGGATACGCAGCTGGTTCTGCCCCATTATCCTCCGGTGATTTTAATATCATAATTGGTCCATTCTGCCAAAAATCTACAGTAGGTGCATCTAATGAAATAAGAATTGGTACAGATTTTACATCAGGAAGTGGAGGAAATACAGATAGATGTTATATTGATGGAATAAGTGGAATAACTGTTACTGGAGGTGTTTCTGTATATATTAAGACTGATGGTCAATTAGGAACTGTGTTATCTTCAAAAAGATACAAAAAAAATATTCAAACTATTTCCAATATTGATAAATTCAAAAAATTAAATGCTGTAGAATTTAATTATAAAAATACAGAAGATACTACATTAGAATATGGATTAATTGCAGAAGAAGTTGAAAAAATATATCCGAATATGGTAATTAAAAATGAAAAAAATGAATGTGAAACTGTTCAATATAGAAAATTATATGGTTTACTTATAGCATTTTCTCAACAAAATAGAGAATTGATAGAAAAAAATAATAAATTAATTATTGAAAATAAGAAATTAATTATTGAAAATAAACAAATGATTGAAAAATATATAAGTTAAGAAATATTATCCATAATGCGCATAAATTTACGTGCAATCTTACCTTTTTTTCCAGACATACGAGATGAATTTAGCATTTGTCTCATTTTATTTTTATCCTTATTAAAATTTTTAAGTATATGTTGCATATTATTATTTTCTGACATTTTTTCTTTAGCCGCAGTATTTTGGATACTAACATCTAAAATATCCAATAATGAATCAGCTTCTTTATAATTTTTGGTCTTTTTTAATTTTTTCAATTTATCTTCTACAAAGTTATTAATTTTACTTTTTTTATCAAATAAAAGATCATGTAATAATTGTTGTTGATCTAAAGCTCCATTTTCTTTTGATGGAGTAATATGTTCAACATCCGACAATAAATTGGATAAAGTATTTTTTATTTCAGTCTTTTGTTCTTCGTTTTTATCAGTATTATCTAAAAATCCATCATATGTCATTTTAACGTTTTTAGATATTTTTTGTATTTCTTTTTCATATTTATTAAAATATTTACCAATTTCATCATCATTTAAATTCATATTTCCATTTGTTATCAATACTGTAATATCTGCAGAACAATGATACAAATTTTGAATAAGTTCTACAAAATATAAATTATTACATAATTTTAACCAAACTTCACTAAATGTTATACTATTTACCAAAAATAATTTCATTTCAATTTGTGTATTTATCATCAATCCGTTATTAATAGAATCTAATGTTATTGAAAAAGGCCATTCTTCACTATTATCTGTATCAATAATATTGAAATTATCTAAAACTGAATAATATTTAATCATATAATTTATAAATTTATTTTTTTTCAATGTTTTGATATCATATTTTTCAAGTCTCATTAATTTTAACAATTCTTTTTTATATACATTTTTAATATATATTTTTTCAAATTGTAATAATTCTGTTAGTTTTTCATCTTTTAATGCCATTTTAGCAAAATCAATAATTTCCATCATTGATTTTAAAAATTTTGTGCATTTTTTAATATAATTATTTTTCGCCATATACTTATATAAAAAAAATATTTTTAAAAGAAACTTTTTAGGAAAAAGTTTCAGCAAAAAAGTTGATGTAAATTATTAGGAAAATATAATAGAACGTTATTTATTGAAATATAATTTTCTCACACGTTCATCTTTTAACAATATTTTAATTATTTTTGAAAATCGTTTAACTGGTATAGTGCTTTTATTTTTAATTAAAGTATGAATTATAAAATTATTACCATAACTTGGATCAATTCTTTTATCTTTCATCAATAATTTAATTATTTTGTAAAATCCATTCCATAAAATTGGTTGTATAAGTATACAACTATCTAAATAAATTAAATCATATTTTAATAATAATTTTACAATTTTATAATGATTATTATAAATTGCTAAATTTATTATAAATTTATAATCAATATTAACAATTGATACAATTTTTTTCAAAAGATATTTAACAATTTTATAATGTCCATTTTTAGCTGCTCTCTTAATTGCAAGATTATACTTATTGTCTGAAAAAACTCTTTCTTCTTTTAATAAAAATTTTGCAATTTTTTGATATCCATGATTAGCGGTGCAATTAATTGCACGAATATAATCATAATTTTGATCAAATTGTTTATCAACAGCCATTATTTTAATTATTTTATAATATCCAACTTTAATGGCAAATTCAAATCCATCAAACATCTTTTGTTTATCAATTATTTTTGTTTTTAATAACAATTTTACAATTTTATGATGTTTATTATAAATCGCATTCATAAATACATTATTAGTATTATTAATATACTTTACTACATATTTTTTATTTCCACAAAACCATACATCAAAAGTTGAACATAAATCATCATATAAAAAGAACATTAGAAAAAAACCTTTTACAAAGAAACTTTTTAGAAAAAAGTTTCAGCAAAAAGTTGATGTAAATTATTTTTATTATAGAGTTACTTTGAAAAAAAAATAATAAAATATCAATTTTATTCTTTATTATATCAATTTTTGTTAAAACTTTTACTTCAACTTTTTTGCTGAAACTTTTTCCTAAAAAGTTCCTTATTCATCTTCAACTATCTGTAATTTATATTTTTCAGAATATTTCAATAGTATTTTTAAATATATAAAAATATTTTTTCTATCACATATTTTTGATTTTATATAAACAATTCGTATTGATTTAATAAATTGTATAACAGTTTTATCTTTTGAAATATTTTTTGAATTTAAAAAATATTTTACATTATTTTTTAATATAGCAGTTCTAAATTTAACATTATTATAAATATGTTCAATAAATAACAATATTAATTCATTATATTTAGTTTCCATTAATATATTAACATGTTTAAAAATATCTTCAATATTTGCAGGAATATTAGTATTTCTTAAAGTTCTTATTAAACCTTTTGCTGTATTATTAAATTTATTTGCTATTTCAATATCCATTAGTTATGTTTAATAATAGCAATTAGTTTGATTAAGATTTTCTAACATCCATAATTTTTGGACGACGAACTACTTTTCCCTTATGTCTAAATGTTTCCATCTGCAAACGATCTTTTAACATTTCTTTTGTATTATCACCCATAGTAGTTGGTCTTTTTCTCAATTTTTTCAATGTTGATGTTCGTAATGGCTTCATGGATCCAGTTGATGAAACATTCATTCCAATCATCGCTTCCACATTTCTATCGGAGAATTTCTTTCTTGTATTTACGACTTTTGAAACATTTTTTGAATATTTTGTAAAATGATTTTTCTTATACTCTTTTTTATATTTATTTATTTTACCAATCATATGATTCCTTAAATATTCTTCTGATGGCCTTTTTCCTGTTTCTTTAGCAGGTTCCATTCTATTATTTCCAATATAACTAGGTCGTCCTACATTTGTTCTTTGTCTATTTATTATTCTTCTATCTTGCATAAAGCATTTGTGAATAATTCTTGAACAATCATTAAATCCTTCACATATTTGAATATTTCCAGTTGACAAATCTTTTATTATTAATGCTGGAACACTATTTATACCATAAGGAATTTTTACTCGTTTTCGAGTCAAACTTTCCAACGAAACACATTTTAGTTCATGAATGTTATATCTTTTCTTCAATGATACTAATTCTGTACATTGAGTAGATTGTAAAGTCCATAATAATGTAAATTTTAAATTTTCCATTTTATTATATTATATATAATAAAATTGATTTTAGAATATTAATTACTAAAATGAAATTCACTAGTTTGACTTTTGATAGTAAATTTAATTTAGGAAAATTCGATGTTGAATATTCTTATGGACCAGGTTTATTTAAATCATTTAGAAATGTAATGGAACAATACATTCCAAGATATAGTTTGTGTGATATTGAAATTAAAAATGTAAAATCCGATTATAAACCAGAACAAATTGTACATAAAATAAGACTTATCAATATTAATCAAAAATTAAAAAATTTTAATTACGATAATTACAAATTTAATGTTAATCTTAAAAATAACAATAATAATAGAGCTGTTGTTTTAGCTAAAAATTTATTGGATAAAAGATTATGTGTAGAAAATATATTTTTAATGACATTTGAACCAACCTGGGAAATGAATATTTCCGGTAAATTGAAAAAATCAACTAAATATATTGAAAATAATGGTTATCATAATGTAATATCTAATATTTCTCAAAAACCTATTGTTGAAAATAAAAAATATAAAATTGAAATTCAATTATTAGAATGTTTTGAATTTAAAACATTATTGGATTTAACCATGTCTAAAATGATCGATTTGTTTACTGATTTCTATAAAATAGTTGATAAAATAACAATTGATGATACAGTTACTAATGGAAAATTATTTATGACTGACAATCCTATTTATGATTCAACAATTTATGAACCAATTAAAAATAGATTATCAACAAAACCAAAAGAAGTTTGGTGTGGTTATGCTCCAGAACATCCGAGAAGTAATATATATGTTTTAACAATTATAGATTCTGTCTATCATGATGAAAGTAATATATTGAAATATGCAATAAATGACATATTAAATACATTGAAAAAAATTAAAAAGAATATTAATAATACAAATATACAAACTATGAAAAAAATGAATGTTACTGATAATTTTAATTATAGTAAAGTTTATTCTACCTTAAAAGTTACAACATTATAATTTATAATTTTTATTTATTTTTTTTGGATCTAATCCTGAAGAACCATGTCCTTTTGATCCTCGATCACTTTTAGATAACGTTACATTCAATCCCATATTTATTTCACCAATTCCATAATATTGAAATACTAATTGAGCAATAGCTTTACCTTTTTTAACAGTATAAGCATTTTTTCCATTATTTATAACTAATACTTCAACTTCACCTCTATAACCACAATCAACAACACCAGCACCAATATCTATACAATTATGTTTAGCTAATCCACTTTTTGATAAAATTCTACTATACATTCCTATCGGCGTTTCAATAGCAATCCCAGTTTTTATTGATTTTCTTGATCCAGCTTCAATTTTTACAGTTTGATGTGAATAAATATCCAAACCAGCATCTGTTACATGAGCAGATGACGGAGGAACGGTATCTTCGTATAATAATTTAATTTGTGCAATATATTGTTTTTCTTCTTTAGGTTGTTCTTTTACATGCTCTTTTTCTTTTCTTTTGTTTTTTAATTCAGTTAATTTCTTAAATTCAAGAAATTCTTTATATTCTTTAAAACTTTCAACGTCCGTCATATATTAAATAAAATATGTTTTATCTTTATCAACAAATATAGAAACTCCAATATGAAAAACATTTGTATATATTTTATCTGCATGTGGAACAGCTATAACTGGTTTTGAAATAATAAAACCAGTTTTACATAATAATCCAAATATCTTTTGTTGATATTGACGAGAAATTGTTGAATAAATATCTTTATATCCAAATATCCGTTTATTTTTAAATAAATGTTTTAATTTTACAAACAATGCTCTCTGTATATCAATTTTTGGTTTCTTATTAGTTGGAGGAATAAAATATATAGTACATTTATCAACAGTTTGACTTTCCTTATCTTTTGATGTATTAGTACCATAAATATCAATAAAATATACACCAGTAGTATCTATTACATTATGTTTCAATACAGAATCTTTCAATTCGTTTGTCATATTTAATGAATTGGGAATTATTATTCTATTATCATCAAGTTTATAACCACATATATTTGTTAATGTTCCAATATTGTTTTCTTTCAACTTTTTACTTATTAATTTAGAAATATCTGTAATTTTTTCACCAAAATTAAAATTATTAATAACATCATTAGTAATTATATCTTTTATACATTTTATTTCTTTTATATACATTTTATCCATAGATTTAGTTATTGCTAATTTTAATTTATTACTTTCATTATTATTCATAATAGAAATTGAATAAGAAATACATGAACGTTTTTTAATAAACATTCCAGGAACAGGTGAACAATTACCAACAATATTATCTATTTCAAGTGAAAATGGTTCTATAATTTTTTTATTGTGTTTTGTTACCATATTTTCAGCCTCAACAATTACATTATACGCATCTATGCCAGGTTGAAGATTACTATAAATATATTTAGCAATTTTTTTCAATATAATAGAATTTTCTTTTAAATCTTGTTTATTCATTATTGATATAAGATAATTATATTTTTAATCAAATGGATTCTTATGACATATTGCATATTCATACTAATAAAATTTTAAATTATAAAGATAAATTTAAAAAAAATGTAAAAAATAAAGATATATTGTATGAATCGAAAAATAATCTAACTGATATTTTAAATAAACAATTAGCATTTAAAAAAAATGTTTGTAATTATGATTTTGAAAGTTTTGTAAATATTTCTATATATATTATTCAATTGAAAGATGAAATAAAATATATAAAAAATAAATTATATAATTATGAAAATAACATAAATGTTGAATTAAATGAATATATGAAGAAAACACATAAATATTTATCTTTGTATATGCTAGGAACTGACAAAGAACGAGAATATGCAATAAATCAATATATGTTATTAGTTGATCCGGTTTTATATGTTTCAATTAAAAGAAAACGGATAATATGTTGTGAATTGTGTAATTCTAAATATATAAATTTTGTTGAACATGGAGAATATGTATGTAAAAAATGTTCACATATAACAAAACGACTATTAGATGAAATAAGTTATGATAATAGTAATGATACTAATTTTTTATCAAAAGCATCAAATTATTCAAGGAAAACATTTTTTATGTCTCATGTTCGTGCTTTTATGGGATTACCTAAGAAAAATAAAAAACAAATAAGTATAAAATTAGTAAATAGAATAAAACAAGAAATGTTGGATAATAATATAAATAATTTAAAATCAAACATTTCATCAGAATTAGTAATAAAATATCTAAAACAAATGGGATTATCAAATTATGTTGGTGATACAGCATTTATTATTTCAAAAATAAAAGGTGAAAAATTACCAATCATAAATGCAGATGATTTAAATAAAATTATTGAAATGTTTACAGAATTTGAATTAATATGGCCACATATTAAAAATATTAATCAAAAATCTATAAACTATCAATATATATTGAAAAAAATATTAGAGTTATTAGAAAATTATGATAAATATTTAAATAGAATTAAAATATCTAATAACAATAACAATATAAAAAAATTGGATATAATTTGGAAAAGAGCCTGCAAATTATTAAAATGGCAGTTTATCAATACATACATCTAAGTAAGACCGCTGCGCAGCTAAAGCTGCTTGCCTTCTTACGATCTTGGGTTGTAAGATTGTTTTGAGTAGTTAAAGCTGCTTGCCTTCTTGCGATCTTGGGTTGTAAAATTATTTTTTCAATATTATAAGTTGAAAAAAATAATTTATATAATAGAAATAATCAAAAATAATTCCACTAATTAAGATCATTGAAACAGCGCAGCTGTGAGGATGTCTTACTTACTATCGATCTAATTCTTTATTTTTTTGTGTCAATTTGAAGTCAAAAGATACTTGCATTTTATCAATTATTACATGTGCATTTAATCCCAATGTATATGGTGGTACTGTTCCAGTTTTTTGTTGATTCGCAGCTTCACCAGTTAAATCTACAGGTATTGTAAATGTTGTTACACCAGTCACTGTTATAGTATGAATTTGATTAATTAATTGATTAATTAAAGTTGTTGTTCCATTATTAAATTTACTAAATTTAATTTGTGTTCCAGTTGTTAAACCATGAGGTTTTACTATTGTGATAGTTGTTGGATTAGCTATTGAGAATGATGAAGTTGAAATAAATAATAATTCTCCATTTGGAATGACTGATATTTTAACATCTCGACCAAGTTGATAAGCAGATTCATCTATTGTTTTAGTTTGTAAAACACCTTCTGCAGATAAATCCAATGAACCGATGGTAACATTATTACCAGCAACAACTGTTGCAAACCAACCACTTTTATCTTCAATATGATCACGTACGGACTGTGTAGTTGCATTTTTAAAATTTTCAATGTGTAATTTATCTCCAACATTAATACCATGGCCGGCAGGTAGATTAACTACAGTTGGATTTGCATTTGTGAATGAAACTGCATCTGATTTAGTATTACCAAAGCTAAAAAGATCTCCATTATTATCATATATTGAAACTCTAAATTTTTCAAGAGTAGATATTTGTTCATATGAAATAAACCTATTATTAAATTTTAAATTAATAAAATCAGTAGTTAATGTTCCTACTTCAAAATTCCACCGCAAAACAGCAATTGCTTTATTATCTAAATTAGGACAATAAATATTTGAACCATCTAATTCCGTTATAACTAAATATAAATATGGAGTTGGTGTTTCTCCATTTGTAACGGAAACTTTTACGTGATTTGGTATTGTTCCACTCAATAATTCCGCTTTGCTAAGATGTTTTATTTTTGTAAAATTTGATGGAAATTTATATGTGAAATTTGATGAACTTACATATCGTCCTCCATTTCTATGTAAACTTGATATAGTAAAATAAAAAGTATTGTTAATATGTTTAAATTTTTCATGTTCCATTCTATCAATTAAGAAAGAATTTACATTTCCATATTTTCTTGTCATATTTATATTTATATAACAAAATTTATTTTTAAAAATTAATTTACTATATATTATATATGTTGAATAAAAAATATTATCATGGAAAACGAAATAGATGGTTGATAAAATACATACCATTTATTCATAATAAAATAAAAGAAAATTTATACAAAAAATATACTAATTCTCCAATTTTGGAATTATCTGGTGGTAGAGGTGGAGATATATACAAATATAAACTTATTAATGCAAAAGAAATATATTTTGTTGATATAGATGAGGATGCAATTAAAACTGCCAAAGAAAAGTATGAAAATTTATATAAACAAGACTTTAAAATGCATTTCTATGTTAGAAATATTTCTAAACCATTGAAATTAAATATTAAACAAGTTAAAACGGTAAGTATGCATTTCGCGATACATTATTTTCTCAAAAGCAGATCAACAATTAAAACATTAGTAAATAATATTGATAAATACTTAAAAGTTGGTGGATCATTTATTTCAACATTTTTAAACGGAAGAAAGGTTTTTGATATGTTGAAAGAAAAAAATATAATTGCTAGAAAAAAAAGAAAAACAATGTATTATATTAAAAGAATATATAATCAAAATGAAAAATTTCATAAATATGGACAAAAGATTAAAGTATTCTTTTCATCGATAGGAACACATGATGAATATTTAGTTAATATAAACTATTTGATAGATATGTTTGGAGATAATTATAAAGTTGTATATAATAAACAATTTAATCCTAAATCATTAATTAAAAAAGACATAAATAGAAAAGAGTTAATATGGATTAATTTAAATCATATATTAGTATTGAAAAAAATAAAATAACTATCATTCATGATTATCATCATCATTTTCTCCTAATAATATATTTTCAACTTTAATATTTTCTTTTTCATCTTTTGTATATTCTGTTGCAATTCCGAAATCATTAATATAAATCATTGTATTTTGAATTATATTATGTTTAATTTTTTCATCTTTAGATAATTTCAATTGTATTGTTGGCATTTTAACTTTTTTTTCAATTATGTCATCAAATGTCATATTTAAATCTAAACATCTTTCTGTTATTCCATATTTATTTAATGATTTTTTGAATAACATAAATTTGTTATCTTCAATCATATATCCAATTCCTAAAGTCCATAAATTGTATTTAGTTAATTTTTTAATATTTGACACCATAATATATTTAAATATATTTTCTTTATCATTTACCAATTCTTTACAATACATTTCAATAACTTTGTCAATAATAAATGATCCATATATCATAAAATATTCTTCTGTAAATCTTATCATTTTTTTCAAGAATTTATTTTGTAAAATATATAATTTGTTGTTATCATTGATATTAAGTATATTTATACGCTTTATATATGTTAATAATTGTGTTCCAATCCATTGCATAACCATTTTTTTATTATTGAATAAATAATGTTTGTTTAAATACATTTCATATAACTCATTAGTAATTTTACCTTTTTGTATTTCATATGTTTGATTTTTATACGGTATCATAAATTTTAAATTTTCATTTTTCAATAATACGAGTTTCGTATAATCGTGATATAAAATTTTTGATTTATTATTAAGTAATAAATTAACTTTTTTCTTTAAACTACGTTGAATGTATTTATATATATTAAGAGATCTATCAAAATCAATATTATCTGCAACAAATATATAATCATCAACATAACTAATTTTTGTTTTAAAATTTTGTGGTATTAAATTAATTTTTTTACCATGTTCAATTATAATATTGAAAATTGTATCAATGTACAATGAGAAAAGTACTTTTGATAAATATGGTCCTTGGAATAATCCATAAGCCCATTCTTCAATTTTATTTTTTTTATAATAAATATTAGATTTTGTGTATATATTAAATATATATTTAATTATTTTTATATCTACACCAAATTTACTTAATAACATTAATATATTAACAATATTTACTGATGGATATGCATTTTTTATATCAAGCATAAAATATGTTTTATATTTTTTATAAATCTCTTTATTGTAATTCAATTCTACTATGAAATTTGAACGAACTATATCCATATTATTAAAATCATTTATATAAGCTAAATTTTGAATATTAACATTATTTTTTTTCAATACATTAGTAATTTGATCAATAATAATATATTCAATCAATAAAGATGTAAATGTACATTCATATATTAATGGTCTATATTTATTATTATTAGATTGTTCAGCAATATTCAATTTTCCTTTATATTTAGTATAAATTTGTTTACTACTATGTAATGAACTTAAATTTATAATTTTTTCAATATGAAACATAAATTCATTCATAAATTTTGGATATGTATCACATAAATATAAACATTTTCTAAACATAAGTCTATATTTAGAATAATCATTTAATATTCGCATAATATCTTTTTTATCAAATTTATATAATTGTTTAGGTTTCGGTTTCATATCATTAATATCTACTACATCAACACAGGGGTTTTTTCCTTTTGATAACATTTTAATAAACATCTCTTCAGTAACTGAATCAGTGATCATATTATATTGTTTATTTCTAATATCGTTGAAAAATACTATATCATTATATGAATTTATGATATTTTTATTTTTATAATTAGATTTTATGTTTATTTTTTTTATTAATTCATTGATTAATTTATTAGTATTAGAATCATCATCTGTTTTATTAGATTTTTCAATTAATTTAATATATTTAAAATATAAAGTATTGTTTTCCATTTTTAAAATTAATATTATAAAATCAATTTTATTTTTTTATTTTAATTAAAATTAAAATTGATAAATAATAATAATATAACAATATGGATAATTTTATTAAACAAATCTCTAATTTATCATTTGGAATTAGTATAAATAATAATAATAATGAATTTTATGCTAAATTCAAAAATAATTCTAATAAAACAAAAAAACAAATTAATAAAAAAATAAAAAAGAAAAAAATAAATAAAAAATTTAAATATAAATCTATTCCAATACAAATTAAAACAAAATATAATAAAAAACAATTAAATTATAGAACAAAATATAATCCAAATTATAGAACAAATTATAAAACAAATTATAATCCAAATTATAAAACAAATTATAATCCAAATTATAAAACAAATTATAATCCAAATTATAAAACAAATTATAATCCAAATTATAAAACAAATTATAATCCAA